CAAAAATTAATGAATGCTGCAAGTGTCATTGAAAAAAGAACTGGACAACAAACAGAGATGAAACCTCGTTACTAATCCTCATCGTCTAACATAAAGTCTGCCCACTCATATGATGAACGTCTTACCTCAGACATATTCAAAGCCCCTCTACTACCTGAAAGTATTCCAGCAAGAGCTTGTCCTGCTAGATACCTTCGGGCGGTGAGGGGTTTAACCATGTTTGGGTTACGCTTCTTACGAGTGTAACTCTTAGCTTCAGTCTCAAGTGATGTTGGCTTGTTCATGCTCTGTTATTTTCTTTAAGTTTTTAAAGTACTCAGAGTTGAATCCAAACTCCCAGTCCTTGTTAGGCCTTGTGTCAATCTTGTAGGGATTGCCTAGCTTTCCATACTTAAAGGCTTCCCTACCTTGATCAAATGGTTTCACTTATGTATCTCCTTCATAGCTTCCCGCATCCTCTGCATGTACCAATCAGCTTTGTCCATGTCTTCAACAGGTTTGTTCTTGTACTTGTGACGGTGTTGATACTTAATCATGTTACCCTGACAGTACGCAATAAACCCTGCAGTACCTAGTACCTGCTTGATATAGTCAATGCATTCTATCTCACCTATGTTGTAATGTAAAGGCTTAGTTACAGGATTAAACGAAAGGTTATCATCTGGTAAGTTCCACTTAGTCATAGTTGTATTAGCTTTCTGTGTCTATATTAAAAGGTAATGAAAAGCATTGGCTTACTGCCTTAGCATTATCATTTGGTCTTGACTTGTACAAGCGTAGCATATCATGCTCCCGCCATGATTGGCAAGACTCTTCTGTTTTAAACGCCATGTTGGGGGCGTGTATTGAAAAAGAACTCTTTATATTTACAGGATTAGTAAGTGTTATTGCTACTATATAAACCCATATCATTTTGTTTTCCTTTACTTTTTTAAATGTCCTTCCAAGTAAAGTTTAGCCCTACTAACTCTTTCAAGGTTGTCTTTAAAAGCACCCAACCCGGTGTTACAATTACCACATAACCAAGACCTAAACTCTTCTGTTTCGTGACAGTGATCTAAGACCCAAGACTGTAACATCTTCTGGCCTTTTCTGCTTATTTCTTTTATGTCTCTGTTACAGATAGGACAGACATAATCTTTTTCTGGATAAGAATGGATAGACTTTAAATATCTTAAGACTTCATTGTGTTTCTTTCTACAGGCAACACACTTTCTTTTTATCTCACCTGCTGGCATGTGTTGAAAGTTTTTAACTGGCTGTCTAATTCCACAGTCATTACACTCTAAGCCCCCGTCATAATGAGGGCTTAGGTTATTAAACATTTCAAGTTGCATCAGGTAATATCTACCATCTCACACACGTCACCACTACATGCCATAGTCTGCATACCAGAGGTGTTGTCCTCTTGCTCATAGTCACCGAAGGCTTTCCAATCAAGTTTAACTGGTGACACATCACACATATCATAGAACTGTTCTTTAGTACACTCTTGGTACGGTGCCTGTTGATACGTATGCTCATTGAATGGTAGGAAAGATACACCTGACATTTCATCAAAGTGTTTGTACACAAATGCTCCTACCTCAAACCATTCATCAGCCTTGACGTTGATTGTAACGCTAGGCTTATGCTCACACCAATGACGTTGATACATCAACCACATCTCTAGCTGCTCTAGCGCAGACATATCAGCAGTATGGATAGCACCTAGTGGTGATTGCATTGGGAAGCTGAACACTGTGGTAGCGTCAGGCTTCATTACATCAGGCTCACTTGGTACACCTTGATCAACCATGAACTGTGTTAGTGGATCTTTATTGTCACCGCGTACAGTACGGACATAATAGGGAGAATGACGAGCATGTATTCCAGAAGCTGAATCAACCAGTTGGGAAACTGTTCCACTGGGCTTGACACAAGTAATAGCAGTGCTAACAGGGATAGAAAGCTTGTCAGCCCACTCAGCATTAGTAGTAACAGCCACATTTTTAAGATGCTCCAATGTTTGAGCTAATCCTTTATTAGCCATTGTCATCAGGGGGTTATCCATTATCCCCGTGAGAGACACACCGAGCAATCGTTCTGCTGCGGTATTGTTAGACCACACTTTACGCAGGTACGGAAAGTTGGTGTAGGTTGACTGAATGGTTCCAAGTATAGTTGCAATGCGGACTTTTCTTGAAAGGTCTTGCAGACTATCCGTGGCACGAACAACAACTTCCGTAAGATTACAGAACTGATTCGGGCGAAGGATAATTTCTGAACAAGGGTTTGTCCCAAACTCATAGCAAGTTTCTCTTCGTCCGTTTTTAGCTGCTTGCTTGACCGAAGCTTGTCTATTAAATACACCACGTTCTCCACTCCCACTTTCCATAAGGGCTGTCCACTCCCGCATGAACGCCATGCTGTCAGGTTTCTCAGTGTAAGATACGGAGTTGTTAGCCAAGGCTCTATGCCCTGCGTTCTCCCACCAGTTGCCTGACTTAGCATGACGCATACGATCATCGGATAAATTTGATAACGAAATCATAGCACTACGACGAACACCACCTACTACCACAACCTCACCAATCTTACACATCAAGTCATGACACTCAATGCTAGACAGCTTACGGCCTTGTGCTGAACGGAATGTTGTAGTAGCAAAGTTAAACAGATCAATCAAAGGTGCAGGACCAGAGGCTCTACCACCGAATGTCTTGAGCCTAGCACCGGCAGGACGAACTTTACTAACATCCCACTTAGGGATTTCACCAGCCCATAGGAGTGCTAACACTTGCCTGAGACCTTTCGCCCAACCTTCTTTGCTGTCCTTAACCACGACAGTCGTGTCACTCTCGAAAAGAGTAGGAACATCGGGGAGTTTAGTAATGAACTGCCGCTCAACACTGAAGCCAACACCAGTACCACAGAGGAGGATGAACATAGCCTCATCAAAGGACTTAGGGTCATCTACGGGTAGGTAGCTGCAGTTATACATGCAGGTGTTGTCACGCTCTGCTGCCTTACCCGCAGTCATTAGTGACCGCATACTAGGCATGACCTCAAGGCTAAGGATAGCATCACGTATTTCTTGAAGGTCTACTGGCTTGAGCCACGGCTTAACAATGTTCTGAATGTAACGCTCTACAGTCTCACCCCAAGTTTCACGGCGTCCTTCTTCTTCCATCCAACGTGCATAGCGGCTGGTTGCAATAAAAGTTTGATAGTCTGTTGGTAAGTAATTATTCATCTTCTTTCCTATCTAAATCTAACGTAAAGATTGCTCTACGTCCACTTTTTCCTACGTGTGCTTCCATTATAGTTTTTGCACTATGCAACATAACACACGCTAACATTAGGGTCTCTTCTCTACTATCACACATCATTATCTGGCGGTCTATGGGCTGCATTAGCTGCGCCATTCTACCCTTGATATCAGACAAGATCAGTGAGGTCGGGCTTCCAGTAGTTAGCCCCCTTCAATACTTTACCATCAGGACGCTTGAGAGGTTTACCTGCTGAGTCTAGCTTAGACATATTAGATGCGTGTACTCTGCGTACAGCCTCATCCAAGTCCCACCCATAGGTGGCGGCATAGCCATACGTTACATACACTAAGTCAGCTAGTTCTTTAAGCACCTCTGCTGACCCGTCTGCATCACGCACCTCACTATATTCCTCCTTGAGTAACAACCACCGAAAGCCTTCTAGCTTTCTACTGTAGCCATACTGTTCGTCAAGCGGGTGATCCATTGCCTCTGCAAACTGGCGTACCATATTAAGAGGTGAATCTTGTTGCGTAATCATCCTTGATCCCTCACGTTTATATTGGTTACTTCTACATCATCTATATCATAGATTACTCTAGTTAGCAAGTCTTTAATGTCCTCTTCGTAGTAGGTAGAGTGTGAAGATAGGATATTGTTTGACTTATCAATCTGTAGCACAAAGGTAACACTGAGCCTCTCAACTTGCATCTTCTACCTCCGCAATAAGCCGATCTAAGTACCAACGTGCTTTCTTCAAGTCTTCTACTCCATTCTTGTAAGGCCAACGCCACAGGTACTTGAATGAGTTCTGCCAGCAGTATGCTTCATGTGGTGTTGTATCTGCACCCTCTGACATAGCTCTCATGGCATCAATACACTCAATGTCTGCGGTATTATAGTGGG